TCGAGCTTGGTGCCTGGAGCTGCCGTAGTTTCCCACGTATCGCCGGGGGAAAGCGTGTGGTAATGGGCTGTGTCTTTGTTCACGCCGGAAGGGCCGATATAGACATCACCCGTATTTACAGCGTCCTCCCTTTTCGCCACAATTCGTATGGAGGTGTAAAACGTGTTACTCGCCGCGAGCGATTGGGCTGTTCCCGGTGTGCTTATAGCGACTGCCAGCCACGTTGATGTCTTGGCGACTAGTGCGCCGGGAACGGATGAAACCGGCGCCGGATTACTAGCATCGACCTCCTGTGCCGTTCCGTCAGACTGAAGGACCGCCAGCGTTGTTATCGGCAAGGGAATTGTCTTACCCTGCCCGGAGCCGGGACGCACTTCCAAAACAGCGTCATTTACTTTACCCATCAGCATCACCTAACAACTGCTTTAGACAGTCGCCTTTTTGTAGTTCTTCTCGATTCCACTGCCGACTCGACAGCCAGTGGAAGTAGCTCATCACTCGCTTTTCGTCCGGCTCCCAACCCCGACACATAAACTCCATATCGTGAAGAAGTGTAGCTATCGTCGTGCGCCTGGCCGCGCCTGCAATCTCGTATAGTGCCGGACCCAGGCACAAGACCGGAACGCCAGCCCATAACGCATCATTCCCCGCGTTTGAGTTGATCGTAATGACGAACCGGGAGTACTTCAGCGCATCGTTCAACGTCCCGTCAATCGTCTGCATGTCCTTGGGTCGCCACTTCGAAAGCGGATGACCTCGAAAAGCACAATCGAGACCAGCCGGAAGACTCGCCTTCACAGCATCACACAGAGCGTCAGCGTGGTGTATCTCCGATTGCTTCAGTTGTTCGTCGATGCCAGTTTGCCCCAGTATGAGGGCGTAACCGTCTGGCCGACTCTCTACTCGTTTCCTGGGAGATAGTCGCTCTGCGAGCATCCTGTAGCGTTCTGCCCCGCCTACGGGGGCTGGTCCGGTCACTTCATGTGCCCATGACGCCGAGTGATTGAATCCGCTGGGGTCGATCTGCGTGTATTCGTCGCGGTCGAACCAGCCGCGTTCCATGATGAACACGGGCCTGTCAATAACCGCCATCATCTCACGCCATGCGGGAATACTGGCGAGGTTCCATGTGAACACAGCGTCACAGTCGTCGAATGTTGAGTCTTTGCTGGGTAGGCTTATGCATATATCGTGTCCAAGAGCCTTGATGCCTCGGATAAGTCCAGTAAACGGATATTCTGTACCTGCTATCTGATCGTTTCGGCCTGCGATTCCTATCAACATTTCACAAACACCATGCCCGTGTTCTTCACAAAATCCCTCTTCATCGTGGATGCCTGCCGACTGCCCGCTGTTGCTATCGGATCGTAAGCGAAACCGTGATCTTGGAAAGCGTCTATCCAATATTCGGGATTTTGGCAGTTGTGGTACTTATTGCTCGCCGTATCAGGCAGTCTATGGGTAATGAAAGCGACTTGACACTGCTCGATTACCGGCCATACGTTCGATAGGTCGCATTCACGGATATGCTCCAGGAACTCGACCGACCAACACAAATGAAAGGGCTCGATATCAAGAGGTCCGTCGCGAAAGTCGTGCAGGATGTTAGGCGACACGCTCGCGTCACCATCTACACCATACGCCCGGATGTGCTTCGAACGCATCACATTGACCATGCCGCCAGGACCGCACCCAACATCAATGGCTGACTTGATATTAAACTCTTCGATCAGCCAGTTAAGTGCGCCCTCGTCGATGTGCGTTGTGTTGCTATGACCACCTAAAAACCTTTTCTCCAACGCCCCTTCTCCAATGCTTCTAATTTCGTACCGGGTGAACAGTTCACAATCGAACCATAACCCGTTTCTATCGCCTGCCTCATCTCGCCAAACTGACGCTCAACCACCTGTGGAACAGGTTTGGCATACCGGGCGTCATAACCCGTTGATACGTCGAATGGCGGGAACATCGCCGCCATGTCGCCGTGATAATCCAAGCCCGTAACCTGGAAGTCACGCACGCCCCAATGCCAAGCGACGTTACAGGCCATGATAACAACGCTGCAATTCGCCATCACAGCGGCTTCGTTGTTGGCCTTGTCTCGATTCTCTGCGAACTGCCAGCCCGGCAACTGCCTCACAAATTCGTCGCAGAGCGTATGTCTTTGTTCTGCCGGCCCCACCTTGTAAGCGTCGTAAGGTTGCCAGACATCCCAGTTGAACTTGCGCGAAACCTTCATGTCCCCGAACATCGAAGACCAGCAGTCTCGTATAACAACGGCATCCAACCGAACGCCCCGCAAAGCTATGATGCAGGGCGCCCGATTAGTGCCGACATACAAACAACCGTCTTGCTCCCAGAACTCAGGCGGCATTAGGTCCACGGAACCACCGTTTCCTATGACCACCGCCCTCGTTCCAGAAGGTTTATGCAATCGAGTTCACCAGGTTAAGGACCAGCGGGAACTCACGGTGATCGTCGCCGTCAGTGTCCCAGTTGGTCGAGGTGTTCATTGTCGCATCCGTCGGATTGATACCGCCATTGGTGATATCAAACTTGGCGCCAGTGATGTTGAAGTTGGCTGTGTACTGACCACGGAAGATTGTGGTAGGCGAATTCGCAACCACGTTCCTGTCAGTCTCGACGGGCTTCTCGGACACGATATCAGCACTGGTGGCGTTGTCACCCAGCAGCATAACACCGTACTTGGTGTAGTAGCTGGAGGTCTGGGCCATAGTCAATGCAGGAGCATCAACCACCAGAATCGGCAAGCCCATGAACGAGTACTTCATACCGTTGTTCAGCACTGAACCGGCCACGCTGTCCAGGTTACTGTACGCCAGATTCGCAGTCACAAGGTTGCTGAATACGATGCTGGGCATGACCCAGATCTTCGCAAGGTCACGAGCGTCTGCCAGATCGTTCAACATGCCTTCCGCAATCGCAGCGGTAAACGGTACACGAGCGCCAGCAGCGGCACCCGGCGTATTATCCGTATAGTGGGCCGCGCTATAAGCGTTTGTGGCAGCGGCAACAGCATTAGCGATAGCGTTATTCCGCAACGCCTGAAGCTGTGCCTGTGCAAACTGGTTGCCCAGATTGCTCGCAACGAGGGCGGGCGTGGACAGTGAACGATCACTGAAGTCGTCCGACACTTCCACCGGACCAAGGCTGCGAGTCTGGAGGACTGACGCGCCTTGGTTGGTTTCCAGCTTCAACGTGGTGATATCGCCATCGGCAGCGACGTCCGCCCGAGCGTCAAGGCTTGCAATCGTCTTGAACCGGATAGTCTCATAATGAGAACCGGGTTTAGTGGCGAGTTCTGCGGGCATCGAGGTCAGGCTGATGCAACCAGCACTTGCCGCGTTGAAAACGTCTAGTTTTTCCGCGAGTCCAGCCCATTGAATCTGCTGGAGTTGTTCGGGAATTCGAGTGTCTGCAATTAGTGAATTAGCCATGAGTTTTTACTTCCTTGGTAGTTGGGCGAAAGCAGCGCCCGATTCGCCGGGCGGGAACTTAGCAACCCATTCTTGGTGTGTATTCGGGTCGGCAAGCAACGATGCCTGTGTGATCCCGTCCGCGTTCGATCCACCACCAGCGGTATGTCCGCCGCCACCGTCGCCGGACGGTGGTTTGAAGTGGCTGTTTTCAAGCAGCCAGGCCCTGACGACATCTGCCGCTGTGCCTGCGTTCCCGTCAACGAACAACGGGTTGCCCGATTCGTCCTTTGCTGTTACCGTTACCTTCCCATCAGCATACGAGACTTCAACACGAGATTGCAGCAACTGTGCGGCCTGCCCGAGTGTTTCGGGTCTGGCGCCCTCTGCCGCGAGTGCGTCTTTGAGTGCTCCAAGACCAAGCCTGTTCTGCAACTCAGACAACAGGCCAGCAGATACCGCTTTTTCAGCGTCAAGCTGCCCCTGCATCGAAGTCTTTTGTGCCGCGAGTGCTTCGTCAAACTTGCCCTTATCGACAAGTTCCTTCTGAGCCGCCGCGTCACCAGCCGTCCTTGTGTCAGCCTCAATCTTGTCCAGCCGTTCGGTCAGTTCCTTGTTGCCGGCCTCTGCCTCCTGCGCCCGTTTGTGATACTTCTGGCTTTCTGCCGTCAGTTTGTCTACGGTTACTTGGAGGGGGTTTACGTCGTCTTTCGTGTCTTCGTCTGCCATCGGTAATTCTCCTGCTTTGCTCTACTGAGCGGACTTTGCCACAAGGGCGGACTTTGCTCTAGTGTGGACGACTTGCCACAAGAGAGCGGGATAGAAACGCACACAGATAGGAACAAGTGTGTGCTAGTATTGAGGGCGGCGGGCGATTGCCAGGATGGGAGAAGGTCATCCATCCCCGAAGGGCGCCGCCGTGTGTTATGTTGCGTAGTTTTTCCCCAACAGGTCCGCGAGCCGATTGACCGCGTACTCTGCGAGCGGTTTGTCAGAATCCATCCCACACGACGCGAAGAAACAGTGTAGCAACTCGTGAATGAGCGTGCTTGTCTCTGTGCCGTATCGGGGCTCCGTGTGACCGCTCGGATTGACCCAGATAGTCGCCTCTCGGAATGAAACCTTGTGACAGCATCGGCCCATCCACAGGCCACGGTCTGACGGGTAGATATCCTCGCCGAGCTCGTATTGCGGCTCGCCAATGGCAATGTCTATCGTCCAATCGTCGAGGCCAATGTTAGCCTGGAACCATCGCACAACCTTTTTCGCTTCTTTGCCCGTCATGCCTTCTCCTTCGGCGTGCTACAACTCTTGGAACAGGTACGGATTAACCGGCCCCGTAATCGGTTTCTCTTTGTCGATGAACTGGTCAGGCACAAGCTCGCATATGCACGAGTCGAGGCAAACGGTGTGACCGTCGCCCGGCATCTGACCTTGCCATTCACGGACGCTCCGAGTATCGTTGTGCAGAGCATCGCAATCGGGACAAGCAAGCGAACCGCCGACCGCTACCCAAGTGAACGTATGGTATCCGGCTTGGCGGTAGCTGGCGAACTGTGCCTGCTGAGTCTCACGACGTACAGCGTCCCGAGCGGCGCCTTGCACCTTGTTCTCAAGCCTGCCCATCGCGGTAGAAACCCGGCGGGTAGCGGCTTTTGCCTTCGCTACTTCCTTCTTGGCGGCTTTGATCGCCTTCAGGTCGCCTGTGGCTTCTGCGTTCGCTACGTCAATATTAGCAGCCCGCAATATCTTACGCTTGGCTTTGATCGCTTTCAGTTCGGCCTTGTACGAGTTGATAACGTCCGTTCGCATCTGAGCCTGCGCGATTCCGTCGCGACTCGCACGGGCAATCTCAGCCCTCAACTCTGACGACAGCGCGGAAGTACCAGCGTTGACCTCCTCGGCGAACCAGCGTGTATTGTTCGTCCGGTACGTCGAAAAGACTCTCGCCGGCGTGCCTGTGATCGGTGACGCCGACTCTACCGCCGCCTCACCGCCAATCTTATCCAGCACAGGGACCGCTGACTTATGGCCCGACTCCTCGGCTATCGGAAAGTACTTGGCACGCATGAGCCTGATAAGCTCATTGCGCATCCGCGTTGTTTCAGGTCCGGGGCGGGTGAACATCACCTGGCGAGTGTACGCAGTCAGGATATCCAGGACATCCGATTGCATATTGACGCCTTCCAGCACCTTGCGCTTGAGGCGAACTGCTGCTACTATCTGCTTTGCCATTACTCATCGCCGTCTTCCACGGGCGGAAGGCTCGGTATGATGCTCGTGCCGTTAAAGGCTTCCAACTGTTCTAACGCCTCTTTGTGCTCCTTCGAACCGGGGCGGGCCAGAACGTCAAGTATCTTGCGGAACTGTAGCCGCCCGAGACTCGAAACTTCCTCAATGCCCGCGACATCCATCAACTGCTTAGCCTCTTCGATCAAGGCTTTCGGTGATTGTAGCGTGTAGACCTTGTTGTAGACCGCCGTGTAGCCGAGTTCGTCGAGTGTGATAGGCTTCCCTTCCACTCTCGATATCGCAAGACGGACTATCTCCTGGTCGGCGGCGCCCAGCATGTCAGCCACGCTCGACAGTTCGCTGTGCAACGGGCTGGCTTCCACCATGACCTGCACGCCCGAAGACGCGCGGCCCTCAAGAGAAGCGTTGAGACCCAACAACTTACCCTTCCGCATCATTGTGACCATGAGGCGGTCAATCCAGGCGCCCTTCTCTTTGATGTGGTCAACTTGCGTGACGATGGGCTTAAAGTCGCCTTCAGCTATCGGGATAGTCTTGATAATCCCGGCGCCAACGGCACTACTCACTTCATCGGGAGTCAACCCAATCGCCACAAAGAACGCTACCGTCATGTAGAGATCAAACTGGCCTTGCGATACAAGGTTGAGCATGTACCGGGCCAGCGGGGCGAGTTCGTCCATAAGACTAATTGCGATAGCCTTCTGGTCAACGTGAATTGATCGGCCCCAGTACAACTGAACGACCGGAACAAGGCCCATCGTGTGCGGGCGTGTTTCGGATGTCTGGTTACCGTCTGAGTCCACCGAATAGACAGTTACAGAGTCGCGCGTATACAGCACATATCGCTTCACGCCCTCGGATTCGTCACCGGGCTCTTGTGCGGCCTCTTCGCCCAGGAAGTACATCACCCAGATATACCGGCCCGCGTGGTCAACCGCCCAATCGTATCGCTCCAAAGGACCGAAACCCGACAGGAACGGCAGTGTGTTCTCATCCATCGCCGTCAGCGGTTCGATTTCCGAGACCGTCTTATCAACGAGAATATCAATCCCGTTGACCAGCATCATCTTGGACGACCTGCGCATGAATGCGTCCATCGACGTTCCGCCAGTATCCACGTTCTCCAGGAACCGCTCTATCTGAGCCTTGTACGGTGATTCCTCAAATGACCGCTTCGGAGCTACCCGGAACAACTCGGTCAACCGCATCTCGATCAGATCCGGTGACAGGTCGAGTGTCATGGACATCTTCTTGCGAAGGTTGTACTGTGAGATCACTTCTTTCGGATCGTCGCCCCACCTATCCAGGTACGTGCCTTCGTCTAACACAGACTTGCGCATCTCCGCAAAGTCCACATTCTGCTGCCACTGGTCCGCGTATTCGTTGTATAATGTGTGTTTGGTCGTCGGGTCGATTGGCATTATGAACCTGTCGGAATGTCAGCCATAGCCGTTGATTGACTGGTGTTGATGAAGAAGTATCTTAGGGCGTCTGGGATATGCTCGAACTCCTGCGGGTCTTTCACTTTGTCAATGTATATCCCGTTGACCTTCATGTTCTCGTATGACTGCAACGCCTTGACCGTAGCCCGGTTGGCGGGCGTGTCTACGATATGGAACTTAGGCGGGCCGCTGGCGGGGTCGATGTAGTTCGTGACCAGTTTAATACCATTGGCAACGTCCGTGCTGCGCCGGTCAACCCGGCATCGGATACGAACGCCCAGATACCCACCCATCTCCGCCATGTTCGTCCGGCCCGTCTGGTCGTTGTGCTGTCTACCAGCAGGGTCACAGAATGTGGCCTTGATGTTCTTTATCGGGTGGGTGTTGATGTAATCGGCGTGCTGCTTGAGCGTCCCGTCTTCAGCCTTGTACGTGTCTAGGAGCCACACAGGAGCGTCAACGCCCTTGCCCTTGGCTATCCACAGGCAAACAAACGTGCGGTAGCCCCAGTCAATCGTGCGGTAAACGTCCAGACGTTCGGGCGCCTTGTCCACGCAGTGCTTATGTGGGTCGAACGCGGGATAAACCATGCCGTCCGGCGAGGGTCGCTTACACAGGTATTCTGCGTCGATTGTTGCCCGGCTCAGTGTCCGGTATCGTTTGATTGCATCCTCGACAGCAAAGATGCCATG